TAAAGACAGATGAACCATTCTCTAGTTCTACGTCACCTTGGTTCCAAGTCTTAATACCTTGCTGCATCCACAATGGAAGATTTTCATACATTAACTGAAATCTTGAAAGAATCTCAACAGCTGCATCTTTCTTATATGCTAGAATGGCAACTGTTTTATTATTATTGAATAATGTGTACCATAAAATATAAGCAGCAACCGTCTGGGATTTTCCCATCTGACGAGGCTGCATACTAATAATACGTCTGTTTTCGTGGATGATGTTTAAAAAGTTCACCTGATAATCATAAAGATCAAAAGGTATCAACAACTCAGAATCTAGTGAGACTATCTTACAGTATTTTTTGATAAAGTACACAGTATCATCTTTACAAGCTAAAATTTCTTTAACTTGATCGGCTGTATATTGTATTTCGTAACCAATCTGTTTAAGATTTTGGTTACCATTATATGAATTAATCTTTTGCGTCAATTACTTTCGCCTTTTCTGCACTTATCATTTTCATTAGATCAGATGTAGAGCCAGCAAATACAATATTGTTTTGTGTCTTAATATTATTGTTGCCACTGTCACCATCTATATCTTTTTTCTGCTTGTGGGCATTTAAAAGCTCTTTTGTAATATCTGCCTGTGCTTTTAATAGCTGACCAGCAACTTCAAACGCTCTTGAACTTTCTGAATTCTTTGCTATTCTAACTATCTCATCTATTACTTCATCATTTCTTTCAATTAGACTTCTATAGGTTCTTCTAGCCAATTCAAAGTCAGCTTCTTTTTTATCTAAACTTTCGTCCTCAACAACAACTTCCCTTACAGGAGATTTATCCAGTATAGGTTGATCAAGATTAAAAAGCTGATTTAATTTTTTAAGTTCGTCCATTTAAAAATCCGAAAACGATTCCACTATAGTATTTGAAGTAACATTATCTTTTGTCGTATCTGTAGGACTAATCGTTGCATTATAAGATTGAATCTGTTGAGTCATCTCTTGGTCGTTGAATAAACCAACACCAACAGTCTTAATAACTGATTGTTTGTTAATTGGTCCAAAGAAGTTAAGTTTAAGCGTAAAATCTAAGGTCCAAACTATTGCTCTTCTCTGTGAGAAGTCACCTTCGTATTGATCGTCGTATGATATGTTATTTAAAAGTATAGGTAGATCGTTTTTGATTCCTAGTTCTGGAATTGCATTAATGGATAGATTAAAGTCTGGATTAAAGTATGGTAATATTTGTTCTATAATTTGAAGTCCATCATCCTGATTCTTTGCATAGATGTATAAAGACATCTGTATGTTATAAGGAGACGGAGCATACTGAGCATTTAAAGTATTAGTAGAAGAATTAACTGCTCTGTTTTGCTGTACCAAACTAACTCTTCTACTTGGATCGTAACTAATTGACAACATCTCAAAAGCCATTCGTGGAAGAATAACTTGATATGATCTGTCTTCTGCAACTGGCTGAGCATCGATGATTGCTAAAAACTTTTGTCTTGGTGCATAGGAAAGAGGAACCTTCAATGTCTGAACAACATTTTGGTTGGCATCTTTTCTATCAATTAAAATATGATTAAAAAGGTTACCAAAAGCTACAATGGATTTTCTAATTGACGAGTGATAAAATTTCTGTAACATTATTGATTATACACTTCGCCAAAAGGGTTTCGTTCTGTAAAGTCTAATACACTTATCTCGGCTTCAAATTTATCATTCTGAGCTCCAATATCAAAATCACTAGCAATATAAGATTCTAATGTAATGGTAGATATTGTTTCATACTCAAGATTTAATTTTCCACCATCTTCTAGTAACAACTCGTACATTGTAATATCTAAACTTCTATTATCTTCTAAGCTATCAATAACTGTATCGCCAGTATCCATTCTTTCTGAACTATACTGGAACAATTCACAAGTTAATTCATATACATAAAGTTTACCAACTTGGAAGAATGGATCTGTAGCATTAACATTCTTAATCTCAAAATAAGATTTAGTAAGCGGGAAGTAAATTAAATCACCTTCAGCTGGTCTTGTAGAAAGTACTGCTGTTCCAGATCTTCCTACAATCTCATCCCATCTTCTTCTCGACACTAATAAAGTAGCTTGGTCTCTGAACTCTACTCCAAACTTAGTAAGTAATTGATTATCACCTTCAAACCCATTTACATTCTTTAGATACATCTCCATTTCATAAGAATTCTCATAGTTGTTTGTAGGATCTTCATTAAGTATGTTATCTCGGTTCTGTACTTTTCTTGTAAGATAATTTACTTCGAAGCCATATATCTTCATACATTCAATAATAAGGTCTTCCACGAGATACTGCTCGGAAGAACGACCTCCTGGAACGCCAGATTGAAAGTAATGATTAATAGCCATTTAAATAACCGAGATATCTTTTACTATAACATTGCCAACCATATTACTATGTATAGAGCATCTATATTGATATACATTTGTAGTACCAAATGGTACGTTCCAATATAAAGTTCCTGCTACTTGTCCTTGAGCAGAAGATCCTGTTGTTAAAACACCAGTAGGCGAAAGATGAAATAGCTGTGTTGAAGAAGTAATATTATTAAATCCACTTCCACTATTTTCTTGAAGTAAAAATGGATGACCTGTAACGTCTAAAGCAAACGAAATAGTTGTACCTGATATAGTGTATACGTTTGGATTATTGCTACTATAATGACTGTAGAAGTTGTAATTAGATGCACCAATATTTGTTACTGAAAGTCTAGCTACAGCTGGATAATAAATTTGACTAAGTTGATTTACTACAAAAGTATTAGATGCATATCCTAACGACACCACATTAGCATATGATCTAGCATTAGTAAAGTAAAGATTGACACTCTCCGTTATACTACCCGAAGTAGTTCCTGCCAATTGTACCATTGTAACATAGGTATTTAACTGATTATTAGTAGCATACGTTGCTAATTGAGCATTAGTAGCAAAAGAAGCTACCTGAGCATTAGTTGCAAAGGTGGCTAATTGAGCATTAGTAGCAAAGGAAGCTACCTGAGCATTAGTAGCATACGTTGATAATTGAGCATTGGTTGCATACGTTGCCAATTGAGCATTGGTTGCAAATGTGTTAGGAGCAAAACCTGCACCAATAATATTAGCATATGCTCTTGCATTTGTGTAATAAAGATTAGTTAGTTCTGTTACATTAGCCGTAGTTGTTGATTGAAGTTGCGCTAAGGTAGCATAGTTAGTCAATTGCGTGACTGTAATAAAGCTCGAAAGAAATGAAGTTAACTGAGCGTTAGTTGCATAGGTATTAGAAACGAAGCCAGAAGCAATTGTGTTTGCATATACTCTAGCATTAGTAAAGTAAAGATTATTACCTTCTGTTAAATCGTTAGTTGTAAAATCATTTAACGAATCGAGGTTAGTATAACCCAATCGACTCCACGCATTTGAACCATCACCGTATTTTACTCTTAAAGTATCTGTCTCTAATCCTGGTTCACCCAAAGCTAAAACTGGATTGTTCGCTGCCCAGTTAGTGGATGTATCTCTTCTTAATTGAATTCTGGTTGCCATTTAAAAATCCTGTTGATTTCCTGTTGCATATACGTTAAAATCTTGCCTGTCAGTCGATCAAGTCAACCTGTAAAGAATTCTACCGGTAATTGATACCTTAGATCTGCATCTATTCTTAACTGCCTTATTTCTTCAATTGCTTCATCATATATCTTCTGCCCGTTAAGTGTTACGCCACCAGGTAGTTGGACGCCTTCAAACTTCTTTAGATTAATTCCCCATTGCCTCTTCAGCAGTGCAGTAGCATATTCTTTAAGAAACATATCATTGTATACATCTGTAAAGCTATTTGGATCTAGAATTCTATAGCATTCAACAACCATGTACTCACCAACAGATATGTCTGTCTTCCAATCCATGGATACATAAAGACGATTCATGTTTTTGTTGAATTGCAAAGGCTTGATACCAACTAGTAGATCGTTAATCATCTGTAGTTGGGTTTTTACTTGACTGTAGTAAATGATATCTGTCGACTGCAATGAATACAAATCGTTCAATAGAATCTGGTATCTAATATCAAAAAGATCAATGCCTCTTGTTCTTGACGAAAAAGGCAATACACTCTTTACACCAACTACCGAATCATTTAATGTAAGATACTTTGCATCTATATTTCCAAGTTCAAAAGTAATAAGATTTGAAGATACGTTTTACGTATTACCTCTGACAGTTTCACCTACAGTGAATGTCCCTGTAGTACCAGTTGTACTTAATTTATTTGATGCAGTAGAGCTCAATATGCTACTAGTGGCTCCACTTGTTGCTCCAGTAATAGTTTCTCCAACAGTAAAAGCAGCAGCATTAACACCAGATATAGTCATTAACGACTGAGCCATCGGAATGCTAACATAAGTTAGTTCAACAGCATCAAAGTGGTACTCTCTGTAAAACTGAAAAGCTTCGTCTATTCTATCTTCTATTTGATCGTCATCTAAATTTATTTCAAGTACAGGATGCCCCAACTGTCTTAAACAGTAATCAATTAAATTTTGTCTTGAAGATGGAGATGCCATGTTAATCCTTTTCTAGATATTTATACTTCAATTAACGTAACATATCCTTTGAGGTTTGCCGTGACGTTAGATTGGTAATTATTACTCTCCAAGAAATAGTTTCTAGCATACACATTTGAAGAAACTAAAAATAAAACAATATTTTCCCCATCAATTGTCATATGACTTGAGTGAGTCTCAGGCCCAAGTGAAACTATGGTGTTACTATAGACAATAACATTATCTCTATGAAGGAAGTTATGTACAATAGTGGTATAAGAAACAGTGTTGTCATCTATAATATTGTATCTAATTTCACCAGACCTATAAATGTTTTTACTAATTTTAAGTAATGGATACGTGTCGTAATAACTAACAGAAACATTACTAAAGTTAATTACATTAGCTGGTTTATTTGTTAGATCGTTATATACGCCACTGAAGGACGAAATGGTTTGACCACCAATAGAACTAGAAGCAGGTAATTCAATTGCTGTGCCTGTGGAAGAAAGAGTAGCGTTACCTAAATTAATAGTATTACCACTTAAAAATAAATCTTTCCATCGTTTGCTTGTGCTACCTAAATTATATAATATATCTACTGAAGGACTAAAATTGCCAGTGATGTTTGTATCACCTGTTATATTACCACCAGAAGAATTAAATTTTAAATTAGCTTGATTGAATGCAACATTAGCTTGAGCAAAAGCAGTGTTGGCTTGATTAAACGAAGCAGTTACAATATTGGTATTTGCTTTGTTTCCAACAATAGTAAGTATTGAAGTAGCAAAGTTATTGTCATTACCTAATGCTACTGATAACTCATTTAGAGTGTCTAATGTAGCTGGAGCTGATGCAACCAAGTTAGAAATTGCTGTTCCAACATATGATTGTGTGGCAAAATTTCCATCAATAATGTTAGCATATACTCTAGCATTAGTAAAGTATAAATTTGTTAGCTCTGATACATTAGCGGTAGTTAAATCTGCTACATTGGCTTTAGTTAACAGCCTTGTGTTTACATATGTGTTAGCTGAAGTGAAGTTAGCATTTGCTGTTGCAAAAGAAATGTTAGCTTGTGCAAAGGCAGTATTAGCTTGAGCAAATGAAACATTAGCTTGATTAAATGCAACTGTTGTTTTTGTATTTGATTCACCAAAGTTTACATTAGCTTGATTTATTGCTGTGTTAGCTTGGGCAAAGGCTACGTTGGCCTGTGCAAATGAAATATTAGCTTGCGCGAATGATGTATTGGCTTGATAGAATGAAGCATCTATCATTGGACTCACGTTTGCATAAACCCTTGCATTTGTATAAAATAAATTAGTGCTTTCAATTACGTTAGCAGAATAAAGTTTATTCCAAACATTTGCAGAAATAGAATTTACAACTGTTATAAATCCACTAAACAAATTACCAGTAATATTTGCTTCAGGGAAATTAATTCCACCACCTGAAGATGAAATTGTTGTACCACCTAAGTCAATTGTATTACCACTTAGGAATAAATCTTTCCAACGATTAGTTGGTGAACCTAAATTGTGTACAAGATTTGATGATGGAACGATATTGCCAGGTACAGTTAAAGTTCCATTTGTGCCAAACGTCCACGTATGGGTACCAGAAGGTTCTGTAATAGTTTGGGTAGTTACATTGCTAGCTTTAACGTTGGACGAGAATGTTGCATTGCCAAGAGTTTGAGTTGTTAAAGCAGCATTTACTCTTGCATTTGTAAAATATAGATTGTTTAATTCTGATACATTAGCTGTTGTTAAATCGGCTACGTTAG